CGTCCACGTTCGCACCTGCCGGCGCATCGACGATGTGCGTGATGCGCTCCAATCGCTCAGGGTCTATGGAGTAATCGAAGGTGTTGACTGCGTCAGCTGCTGAGTGCTTCGAATCGTCTACACCGGGCGGGTGGCCCAGAACGGCGTCGGCCGTTCGCACCACTCGGGCGTAAGGGGGTGACGCGGAGTTGCACGGGCGGCGGGTCCGTCGAAAAACGCCAGAACACAATCGCGCGTTGTCATAATTGCGGGGCAACTGCGGGGGCTTGTCCGTGAACCCCAACGCCGCCAAATAAATGGCCATGTCCTCGTAATAGCACGCATTCCCTGCCGCGGACTCGCTGCGGAGCAACGGTCGGTAGTGCGCTCTGTCGTAGTAGGCCAGAATGTCGTCGCCGGCCACCAAAATCTTGCATCTGATCTGGTGTGAATGGCACGGATACTCACAATCCACCTTGACCTGTTCAAACTTGGGCACGTCGTCACCCTCTTTCGGTCGATGCAGCTCACTGCAAACCAGCACTCTGTCCAACACGCGGTTATACCAAGGGGGCGTGGGCGTGGTGAGTAGTTCATCGGCGGCGGCGCATGGTGGTCCACCCATCTCGGTGGGCGCATGGCGGCCCTCTGCGATGACGCCGGGCACGAGTGTAAAATCGGCCGGGCTGGGGTCGGCCGCACCCGACACTGACTTGAGCTCAGGCACCGTTCCGGTGATCATACAGTGTGCAAAGAGGACGGTCAGACCGCGCGTCAAAGTGTTAAGCACGGTTGTGGCGGTTTCGCCGGACAGCCTGGTGTTCGGGGCGTTGTAACGTTCGCCAAACCGGGTCTGGCCAGCGCCCTTGGTGACCACGTCCTCCCAAATGTCGAAAAACATGTCGACCCTCTTGTCGCGGCGTAGAACCCGGCGGAGGATGTAATCCTCCACTTCGTGCGTGGCATCGCTCAGTGACGAATCGAACCTGCTCGCATCAGATTCATAAATGGCGTCGCCGTGGTGTTCGTGCGCGGCGTGGATGTCGCCCAACACCTGCTTGTCAAGTCCAGGCACGAACGTGAGGAAATGGTCAACGTGCCAATTGGCCGCCAACCACTGCTGCAAGGCGGCAGTGACCGGTCCGGTGATCACCACCACGGCGGCAGAAAAAGGCGCGATACAGCGCGGCGCGCTGTCCAGCGCTTCGTGCAACTCTTTCTCGTCACCAGCATCAACCATCGCTGACTTTTCGCGTTTGTTGAGCCCGCCGGCGACAGCACAAAATCGCTTCTCCGAAGAATTGTACTCGGTGAGTAGCGCAATATGCGCTTCACGCAGCTGAACCCGTCTTGCCTCGGGGAATCGCAACACCCACGCGTCAAAATCTATGGGCGACAGCTGGTAATCCGTGGTGTTGGGGAACAGCGCCCGAAAAAACCGGTCGACGAACTGCAAGTAAGCCGTTGCCATCGATGGATGAACGGCGCGCTTGAGCCCCACGAACCTATGAGCGAGCGCCAGTTGCGAATTGTGCGCGCTCTGTGCGAACACCACTGGCACGCGAGCACCAACATTGGGTGCTATTTGCGTGGTGGGCGGGTGCTCACTCGGGTCCTTGCCGGCGTGTTTTGGGGGTGACAGCCGGGCTCCGCCGTTCTTGTGTTCGGGCATTGCCACGGTGGCGTTGTGGCTGCGCCCCAGGGCGACGCGGGTGTCGACGGGATCCGCCAACCGGGCAGCCTGCCGACCAGCATCGTGGCGCAAGTCTGGCAGGGCGGTGGCACGTTTGTAGGCAATCACCGCCCACGCGGTGAAAACGCCCACGATGAAAACCACGGTCGCCAGTGCTTTGACAAACCGGTACAGCAACCGCTGGGCACACTCATCAGCATACCAACCGCAAGGGCAAAGGACATTGTCCTTGATCCAGTCATTCGACAAAACCCAAACGAGGCTCGACACGGCCTCGCGCACGGTCAAAATCAGACCTGCAGCGTGATCCGCTGCCTCGCCTAGCACGTCAAACATGTCAAGTGGGGTTGTGAGGTCCAACAACCGGACGAAAAATCGGCGCAACAAGGACGCGCCGCCATGCAGCGATGACCCAGCGAAACCATGCCAGAAGTAGTCAAACCCGGTGGGTCTGAGCCAATCGCGCAACCAAGCGGCGGCGATGAACCACACCAACAACCCGGCAATGGCGAAGAACCCCATAACGAAAAACAGCGCTGTCATCGGCAACTGCCATGTGTGACTGAGCTTGAGGGCGGCAGCATGCGTGCTAGCCAAAAGCCGATTCCTGGTCGAGGCTGGCCCTGCCCTGATTGCGTGTATTTCGGCGCTCAAATTCGAAACCATGCCCATGCTCACCGCAAAAGCCACAACCGCCGAAACCGACTCAGGTGGCATGTTGTACAAGTTGACGGCGTTTAACGCGCGGGCAGTCATTGCTGCCAGCAGAGTTTGCCCTTCGCGCCCGTCCCGTGAGTTGTACACTGACATGCGCGACAGCAGCGCAACCAATGACTTAGGCACAAAGACACGTTGGGCACTGGCCGACTCTGCCAGGAGCAATGGCCCAGCTGAATACAACCTGGTGAACGTCACGGCTGTATAATTACCACCCGCCACTTGATGTGAGTGCGGAATGGCGGCGTCCGTGATATCGACCTCGCCATACACGTTCATACCACGGCACGAATTATACGGCAATGGTTGGGTGGTGTTGCTGTAAGCGCGGTCGACGTATCGCACTCGGTACAGATGGGTGCCATCCGGCCCCCCAAAAGCCTTCTCGTACGTGATGGAGAGGTGCAAAGCCCCGTTCGACCAACCACCGGACGGGTGCTTGAGCCACAGCATTGGGTCGTGCTCATACACGCTATTATTTCCATGCACCTTCATGACCACGCGATTGTGATCAGTCATTTCCCACACAGCTTCGGGTGGGTTGGTGTAGGAATAAAACGTGCCGCGGCAGCCGTTGTCCAACGGGAAATCGTGCACCGCCACGTAGGCGGTGCGCGTCGTTGTGAGCGCTAAAGCCGCGGCGATGTCCGACGGGTCGATGTAGTACGCTGAGTGGCCGAAATAAAGGTAATCGGCCCCTCTCACATGGTCGCAATCTTGCAGTTTGTGCTCGCACACGCTGGCCAGCGCTTCACGCTCGAGCCTGACCGCTTTGCGATCCTCGTCAGCATACGACAACACAGGGCACAGAACGTGCCAAGTCAGGCGCTTACGCTGATCCGCACGCACGGCGCTGCCCCCAACGTCCGCGACG